AAGTCAACTAATTGACGAGCAATCAACATTAATAAAACCAAATATGTATCTAAGAGTTAACTTAGATTTACCTATTAGCTACGAAGAAGCAAGTTTTATTAAAGAAACTTTTATTAATAACTTCAACTGTCGAGAAATAAGTCTTATTCCGCAAAAACAACTTGAAGAAATTAGTACACAACTCGATATCCAACAATTTGAAAGTGTAGATCAAATTGTTGCTGGTGAAATTAATGCAATTGACTCAGACAACTTTAATAAAAAGATGCTAATGGACATTTATAACGAACTATGATACAAATTAAAGATTTAACCGTAAAAAACTTTATGAGTGTGGGCAATCAGACTCAGGCTGTTGACTTTAACAGAGAAAATCTTACACTTGTACTAGGTGAAAACTTAGATCAAGGCGGCGATGACAGTGGTTCACGTAATGGTACGGGTAAGACTACTATTATTAATGCACTTAGCTACGCATTATATGGTAAAGCACTTACAAACATTAGAGCAAACAACTTAATTAATAAAACTAACAGCAAAGGCATGTTGGTTACACTTCACTTTGAAAAGAATGGTGTTGATTATAGGATTGAGCGCGGGCGTTCTCCTAATGTACTCAAGTTCTTTATTAACAATCAAGAACAAGAACTTGTAGACGAATCGCAGGGCGACAGTCGACAGACTCAAAAAGATATTGATGGTTTACTTGATATGAGTCATGATATGTTTAAACATATTGTTGCACTAAACACCTACACAGAACCATTCCTAAGCATGCGGCAAAACGATCAACGTGCTATCATTGAACAGTTGTTAGGTATTACTATCCTAAGTGAGAAAGCTGATGCTTTAAAAGAGCAAACACGCATTACTAAGGAAGCCATAACCACTGAAACATTAAAAATTGAAGCAATACAAACAGCAAACAGTAAAATTGAAAGTACTATTAGTAGTTTACAAGGTACGCAACGAGCTTGGCTTGCTAAAAAACAACAAGACATAAACAAATTAGCATCTGCTATCGACGAATTAGAGCATTTAGACATTGATGTAGAACTAGAGTCACATGAAAAATTGCAAAATTGGAATGAACATAACAGTGCTATTTTGGCTCTTAAAAAAGAACTAAGCACATTGGAGCCAGCACTACAACGTGCAGACAAGAGTGTTGAAAAGGTCAATAAAGATGTCGCAAATTTAGAAGATGCTACATGTTATACGTGTGGACAAGAGCTACATGCAGACAAAAAAGCAGAAATTGCAGAACGAAAGTCGAAAGAACTTGAAGATGCTATTTCATATCAAACAGAAGTTAGTGATAAACTTATTGATGTTACAAAGGCACTTGCAGAGATTGGTGACATCAATGGTAAGCCTAATGTATTTTATGAAACTGCTAAAGAAGCGTATGAGCATAGGCAGAATGTTGACAGTTTAAAACAATCTCTTACATCAAAACAAGATGAAGCTGATCCTTATCAAGCACAAATTGATGAATTGAATCACACTGCTATGCAGGAAATTGACTGGTCTCCAGTGAATGACCTTACAAGTTATAAAGAACATCAAGACTTCTTATTAAAGTTACTAACTAACAAAGATAGCTTTATTCGCAAGAAGATTATTGATCAAAACTTAGCGTATCTTAACAATAGACTTACATACTATCTTGATAAACTAGGATTACCACATAGTGTTGTATTCCAAAACGATTTAAATGTTGAAATTACACAACTAGGACAAGACTTAGACTTTGATAACTTGTCAAGAGGCGAGCGTAACAGACTTATACTTGGTATGAGCTTTGCATTCCGTGATGTTTGGGAAAGTCTGTATCAAAAAATTAACTTATTGTTTATCGATGAACTTATTGATAGTGGTATGGACACAGCAGGAGTTGAAGGATCGCTTGCTGTTCTTAAAAAGATGGGTAGAGACGGAGACAAGAACGTTTTCCTTATCTCACACAAAGATGAACTTATAGGAAGGGTCAATTATGTAATGAAGGTTGTGAAAGAAAACGGATTTACATCATATGAGAATGATATTGACATTGTAGAATGAAACTAAAAGTTGGAACAAGAGGAAGTAAACTAGCACTTGCATATGCTGAACGTGTGTGCAGTGAAATTTCTCACGAAACAGAAATAGTTATAATAAAAACAGATGGCGATCTAAACAACGATGCTCCAATACACGAAATTGGTGGTAAAGGTGTGTTCTGTACTGCTATTGAAAATGAATTATTAGAAGAAAACATTGATATTGCTGTGCATAGTCTTAAAGATATGCCTGGGGAAGAACACCCGGATTTAATTATTGCTTCAATGTTAAAACGTAACAGTCCTCATGATGTAATTGTTGGTAGCGTAGGATACGGATGTACTATTGGTACTAGTAGTCCTAGACGAACTGCTCAATTAAAAGAATTATACAACAATTTAGACATAAAAATTAAGCCTATTAGAGGCAACATTGATACTAGGTTAGAAAAACTTGACAATAAAGAATATGATGCTATAGTATTAGCTGAAGCTGGCCTTAAAGCATTGGATATTAGACGTACTTGGATTAAGATTCCAACTATTCCAGCAGTTGGCCAAGGAATAATTGCAATACAAACTAGAAAGAATGATGTTGATACTATTGATATAGTTAAAAAAGTAAATGATAAGAAAACCTTTGCCCAAGCACAAGTTGAACGTGCATTTTTAAAAGGCATGGGTGGTAATTGTCATACAAAACTTGCAGCTCATGCTACTGGAAGTAATCCTATTACGCTAAAGGCAATGTATTATGATTGAAGACGACATCCATGACAAGCTAACGAAAGCATATATAGAATATTTTAAAGCAAACGAAGCATTTGAATCAAGAGTTTCGTTTAGAACACATGCAGCCAGCAGAAGATGGCTAAGAGAAATACGAAAATTAAGTAAAATTCGAGGCGATGAAATACATACAAAGTTCAAAGCCAAACGAGAAGGCAAAAAATAACAGGCTCGCATATATACTTGATGCAGTGGACGTATCAAGGTAAACAAGTTGAAGAAATACCAGATGAGTATGAAGGATTTGTTTATCTAATTACAAATACCACTACAGGACAAAAATACATAGGCAAGAAACTAGCAAAATTTAAAACTACTAAGCCACCACTCAAAGGCAAAAAAAATAAAAGACGTGGAACAAAAGAAAGCGATTGGCGTACTTACTGGGGATCCAGTGATAGACTAAACGCAGATGTTGCACAACTAGGCGAAGACAAGTTTACAAGAGAAATACTATACCTATGTAAAGGTAGGGGCGAAATGTCCTACATAGAGGCACGAGAACAGTTTGACAGGCGAGTACTTGAAACTGATGATTACTATAATGGTATCATTAATGTTAGAGTAGGCGGATCAGACAAACTCAAACAGGCATTGCTAGAACAAAATATCAAGGCAAAACAATCTAACACATAAGGTTGGCGGGCCAGTTTACAAATACCGCTGAGAAAAAGGTCCCGTGATAAGGACACTCGTACACGTTGAGCCGCGTCCGGTAGTAGGGCGGCAGGATTGGCGTAGGTTGACTGTTAGCAATCGAAAAACACAACACAGTTCATAAAAACTCTTTAGCAATAGGAACGAAGCGAGAGGTAGCTGGAAACAGCGATGTCGACGTAGGTTGGGAAAGGTCAGAGCCCATTGAACTAAGTGTATAAACAATTACCTACTTCCGAATCTCGGCTGTGACGAACTCACATGAAGACCAAGATTAGATGGAACCGCTGTGTAGGTTCCATCTGACTGAAACAATCTACATGAAGTAACTACAATATTACTTCGTAATATTGCTTTAATTAATATTCATTTACTTCTATCACATATAATCATAAACGAAGTGTATAGTTTGAGTGTTAACGAAAACTTGTTTTAACGAAGTTAAAACATAAATACACATAACTAATGATTAAGGATATCTCATGAAAGTACATCATATAACAGAAGCACCTAGAATTGAGCCAAAAATTGGTGGTATTGGAACTAGAACTGCTCCTAGTGGTCCTAAACTATCTAGCGGTAGTGGTCCGTCATTACCTAAGTCAGTTGACATTAAAGCTGGAATACTGGATCCAAAAGGCAACAAAATATTTAATGTTGTTGACCAAAACGGTAAAGTGCTTAAACGATTTACCGGACCTTCAGCTGAAGCTGATGCTAATACACATAGAGATAACCTTAAAAAACAAATTAAAGCAGCTAAACCGGTAAAGATAAGCTCACAACCAAAACTTACAGGTGATCCTAAAGCAGATCTTAAAGCAGATCCTAAACCAGATGCAGATAGCCAAAAGCCAAAAGCAAAATTTAAAATGGGTTGGAAAACGTTTGGTGCTTTTGGAGCAATTATTAGTGCAGGGCTATTAGGCCAAGAGATTATAGAGTCTAGTGGTGAGTATGCTGAAGCTATAGATAGACACAATGGTGACACTAGTCACCCAGACGTACAAAAAGCAAGACAGTATCTTGCTAACGTATGTGCTGATGCTGTTGTACAATTATTTCTAAGCATAGCAAGCGGTGCACTAGCTGGAAGTATAGCAACTCGCGCCCTAGTTGGCATTCCTGGCGCAGGATGGATAGCTGCAATTTTAGCAGGCGGTGCTACTACAATTGTATCTTATGCGGCTTCAAAAGCTGCTAAAGGCGAAGCATTTATTGATAGTATAGCACGTTGGATGATGCGTAATATCGACGATGATTTATTACGTAATCTAACAGATGATGTTAGTGCTGGTAGTGAAAAAGCACAAGCTAAAGATGCAATGAAGGATTTAATTCTAAATGATCCTAAAATGATGCAAGCATTTAAGAAAGCAAAAGCTACAAAAGCGGCAGCTTAGTTTTTTCAGTAGTTTCAATATTATCTTTGATAATTTTATTTAAAATTTCTCTATCTTCGTTGGAAGTATGATACATTAAATTTTCGTATGAGAAACTTCCTCTCATGTACCAACCAATTCTATATAGATTATCTTTAAGTTGTTTGATTTCCATCTCAAAGTCTTTGGTCTTTGAGATTATATCAGATTCCTCGAGTTGAGCGATCGAACTCCGAAAAAATTTGAATAGTCCAGATTTAGTTTTGTCTTGTAAGGTTTGCCACATTCTTCTGCAACACATTGTATATCGATGTTAGGCAAATTCCAGTTCTCAGTTAACTCTTTTATATTATCTCTTAACTTTGTATAAAATTCAGCATCATTGTTTTCAATAAATTCTAAAATGTTTTCTGACACCGATTCAGTTAGCCCGTTTTTTTCTATTGATTCGATATGACTTACTGCAACCAGTAAATTTAATTTACTTGACTGTTTAAAAATTTCTTGTAGTTGTTTTTCTTTATCTTCTCTTTTTAGATCTGAATTATTATTAATAGCAAGTACTTGTCTTTCTAATGCAAAGTTTTGCATACTAAAATCAGTATTTTCTCTATATGATAGCGGACGTAGGTTAATCTTAAATCCGTCTACTTCAAAACTATTTGTTACAGGACAGTTTGCAAAATTTTCTAATATTTTTGTAAGCATTACATCATTTTCGTGAATAGCACTGCAATGCGGACACACAGTTTCAATACTCATAGTGTCACCGTATGTTGCAATACGTATAGCAATTAAGATGTAATCAATATCAAAGCCAACAATGTTCCAAGGATCTTGTATATGAGGAATACAACTTTGCATAACTTCAGTAGTTGCAGTACCGGATAACAAAGCATCAGGAGTTTTAAAAGTAATTTCGTCCATAGCATTCATTCCAAATACTGGGACAGAACTATATTGATTGTCTTTTAATACTTCTTTGTCATTATAGTAGTGTCCTTGACTAGGTAAGTCGATGTATAATTTAGCTTGTCTGCTATATTCTTTTAAAAAACTACTCATATTATTCCTGCGATAAATACTTTATATAAAACTATTTACCACCTAGAGTAATATAGGGTTTTAATACTGGAGACATAATTTATGGCATTAGACAGAGCTGATAGAGACGCAATAGTACAGGCAATTACTGACGGCTTTAATGCTAGTGCTAAAGCTGGAAATTCTTCACCAACCTTTAGCGGAGATAAGTTTCCTGGCGGTAATATTCTAATGAAAGCCGCTGAAGGTGTTTTTAAAGGTGCTGAAAAAGTAATTACTAAAGGCGGCGGCCGAATTGCAGATACTGTCGACGGGTTTGGCAAAGTAGGATCAGCTCTTGGTACTCTAATTGGTTATGTAGAAAATACCAACGATGTATTCCAAAGTTTATCTAAAGTAGGTGCAGGTTTTGATGCAGACTTAGGTGCGCTACGACAATCTGCAGCACAAACAAGAATGCCATTAGCACAATTTGCTGGTATGATATCTCAAAACACAGCAGAACTAGCAGGATTTAGCGGCGGAGTGAACGCTGGTGCTAAACGCTTTACTGAATTAAGTTATGCAATGTTTGACAGTAATCTTATAGAAAACTTTATGGACCTTGGTATGACTGTTGAAGAGTCAAACGAATTTTTAATGAAAAACATGGCATTTGATCGTAGACGTGCAAGACTAGAAGGAATGACTGATCAACAGCAAATACAATCTGCATTAGACCTTGCTAAATCAATGGATGTTATGGCAAAGCTCACAGGTAAGAGTGTGCAAGAACAGCAAGACTCTTTAAAAGATAGAATGAGAGAAGGCGCTACTCAAGCTAAATTACGTCTGTTAGAAAAAGACGGAGTTACTGGAGCTAGTACTGCATATAAACAAGCACAGACAGCACTTGAAGGTTCTCCTAAAGTTGTTGGCGATCTATTAGCTGACCTTACACAAACTGGTGTACCAATGACACAAGCTACTAAGAATTTTGCGGCTACTAACAAAGAAGCATATGCATTGTTGCAACAATCTGCGGCAGCAACAAAACGAGGCGATGTTGCAACAGCTGAAAAACTTGCACAACAAGCGGCAGCAGCAACAGCTAAATTTGCGGACAGTAGACAAGGGCTAACACTTTCAACACTTGCGGCAGTAAGTGAAATTGCAAAAGGACAAGCTGACAGACTAGAAGATGTTGGTCCTATAATAGATCAAATTGCAGCACATTCAGATAAACTTTCAAAAGAATTAGGTAGAACTCCGTCTATATTTGAAACATACAACGATATGTTATCAGAAGCTATAGATACACAAACAGGACAATTAGGAGGCACACTTCCTGGACAAGATGCACAGCAATCAGTTAGAGAAGGGCAACTAGGACTAGCAAATGTAGCATCTACATTTAATGAAGAACTAGGCAAAGCAATGAGCAGTAGTACAGTTGCTCAAGGTATATTCGACGGTATGACAAAATTCTTAACTGAGGGTGCTAAAGCAATTGGCAATACGGCTGCTGCTGGTATTAATTTAGCTGCTGGAGAAACACTCGCTGATGTTAAAGGGGCAGTGACTGATCCAGACTTACAAAAACAGATAGATGTTCTTCAAAGTCCTACCTCAACAGCTGATGAAAAACAAAAAGCACAAAGTGCATTGATTGATGCTAAACTATTAAGTCCAGACGGTAAGTCTCTAAACACCACTGTTGTTAATAATATATTTGAAAAAGCATTTGAAAGGAATAATGCTAATTTAAGCGAAAACCCAATCGATAGAGATAAAAATGATAGTATCTTAAATAATATAACAGAAAGTTTCAGCAGACTTTTTAATAGAGACGATAATACTACTACTGAAACTGACAGAGCTATTGGCGGAGGCGTAGATGCCGGAACAGCATATAGAGTTGGGGAACAAGGACCGGAAACATTCTTAGCAGGTATGGACGGTGCTATTATACCAAATATGAAAGCAATGTTAAACAGAATGCCTGATATTGCAAAAACTATGCAAGATGAGATGGCACAATTTGGTACACCTGTGTCAAAAATGGCGCTTGACCAAGCTGCACAGATGCAAAACAGCACATCGGTAGAACAAAAACTTGACATTCTGAACCAAACCATGTTACAATTAGTTAACATAAATAGTGTACAAGCAAGAACAGGTGAAAAACAATTAAAAGGATTGCGGCACACTGGCAATTTAATGAGTGGACTAGGTAGAGCATGAGTTGGAAAAAATACTTTACACCAGTACAAACTGGTGACAATATGAACGGAAGTTACTCTCCTATAAACGGAGCAGGAGCAAATGGACGACCAGGTCCAGCAAGATCAAATTATTCAAGTTACTTACCTGATGTGTATGTAGGTAGTCCAAATAGAGTTGAACGCTATGGACAGTACAACACAATGGATAATGACAGCGAAGTTAATGCTGCACTAGATATCCTTGCAGAATTTTGTACACAAAAAAATGATGAAAACAGTACAAACTTTAAATTCAATTATAATAAGTCTGCTACTAACAACGAAATTAATATTTTAGGTCAGTACCTAAAACAGTGGTGCAAAATTAATAATTTTGAAACACGCATGTTTAGAACATTCCGTAATGTATTCAAATACGGAGATGCAATATTTTTAAGAGATCCAGAAACAAAAAAATTGTTTCATGTTGATCCTGCAAAACTTACACGTATTATTGTAAATGAATCAGAAGGCAAGCGACCTGAGCAATATATTATTAAAGATATAAATTTAAACTTTAAAGAAATGGTTGCTACGTCTCCGCATATTACTAATGGTAATATTAGTAGTCCTGGTGCTAGTTACCAAACAGGTGGTGCAAGAGGAATGACTGGCGGTGTTAATGTACCTGCTGGATCACGTTTTACAATTGAAGAAGGCGAAGTTGCTGTTGATGCACAACATGTGGTACACCTTTCATTAAGTGAAGGCTTAGACAACAACTATCCATTTGGTAACAGTTTATTAGAAACAATATTTAAAGTATTCAAACAAAAAGAATTACTTGAGGATGCGATTATTATCTATCGTGTCCAACGTGCGCCTGAGCGCAGAGTATTCTACGTTGATGTGGGCAACATGCCATCACACCTTGCTATGCAATTTGTTGAGCGTGTTAAAACGGAAATACATCACAGACGTATCCCATCGGCGACAGGAGGCGGCACTAACGTCATAGACAGTTCTTATAATCCTCTGTCAATTAACGAAGACTACTTCTTTCCACAAACTGCTGAAGGACGCGGATCAAAAGTTGAAACACTTCCGGGTGGTACTAACTTAGGAGAAATTGATGACCTTAGATATTTTACTAATAAGCTCGTACGCGGCTTACGAATTCCTTCCAGCTATCTACCTACGGGGGCTGATGATGGGGCAAGTTCCTACAATGACGGACGAGTTGGTACTGCATACATACAGGAATTAAGATTTAATACATATTGTGAACGACTACAAGGATTAATTGTAGAAGAGTTTAATCAAGAATTCAAACGTTACTTACTTGAAAAAGGTGTAAACATTGACACAGCAATGTTTGATTTATCTTTTGAACCGCCACAAAACTTTGCAAGTTATCGTCAAGCAGAACTTGATAACAGCAGAGTACCAACTTATACACAAATGAGTGCTATACCTTATATTTCAAATCGTTTTGCAATGAAACGTTTCTTAGGAATGAGTGCTGAAGAAATTGCAGAAAACGAAAGATTGTGGCGTGAAGAAAATGACGAAACATTAGGAGCACCAGCTGAAGATGCAAGTGCAGAGATGCGTGGAGCAGGTATTAGTTCAGCAGGTATTAGTTCAGACATTGACGGTGCAGAAGATGCACTAGCAGGAGAAGAAACTCCTGAAATAGGTGCTGAAGCAACTCCACCCGAAACAGCAACAGGCGGTGATACAGGAGCAGGCGCAGCAGCACCGGCAACTGATCAA